AGGCAGACAAGGACGACACCGACCACGAAGACGTAGCGGTTCTGGACGAGCTTGAGGCAATCAACGACGAGAACCCCTCCGTCGAAGATCAGCCGACGAGCGAATCCGAGCAGCAAGAGTCTGACGAGGTTGTTGTCTCCATCGGGGAGGAAGCGCCGCCTCCTGAAGAGAGCACTCCTGCGCCGGAATGGGTGCGCGAGTTGCGCAAGTCTCACCGCGAGGCTCAGAGGAAGATTCGAGAGTACGAGACCAAGCTGCAGGCCATGCAGGGCGCCGAGAACAAGCCGGCACCCCTGAGCGCCAAGCCGAAGCTCGAAGACTTCGACTACGACTCCGAGCGGTACGAGAAGGCACTGGAGCAGTGGTACGACCACAAGCGCCAAGTGTCTGAAGCAGAAGCCAAGGCCCGAGCCGCCGAAGAGGAACAGGCGAAGGCGTGGCAGTCCAAGCTGGATGCCTACGGGAAGGCGAAAGCCGACCTAAAGGTCAAGGACTACGACGATGCCGAAGAAGTTGCGCAGCAAGTCTTCAGCACGGTCCAGCAAGGCGTGATTCTGCAAGGTGCCGAAAACCCCGCGTTGCTGATTTACGCACTCGGCAAGAACCCGAAGAAGGCGAAGGAACTGGCGTCTCTAAGTGACCCGGTGAAATTCGCGTTTGCGGTTGCGAAACTGGAAAAGGAACTGAAAGTGACGCCACGCAAACCCACCCCCGCACCCGAGCGAGTCGTCAATGGTGACGGCCCGAAGTCGGGTACGGTAGACTCTCAACTTGAACGGTTGCGCGCCGAAGCCGAGAAGACCGGAAACTATTCCAAGGTCTTCGCGTACAAGCAGCAACTGAAGCGTTCACCCCGATAGGAGCTTTTCATGTCCAACTCTTTCGTCAAGGAAGAACGAGTCGCCTTCGAGAACATGCTCGAAGGCTTCAACGACGCCCTGGTGCTGTCGCGCAACGTGTCCATCTACCGCACCAGCGGCGAGATGATGGAGCGCACGAACAACATCATCTGGCGTCCGCAGCCCTTCATCGCCCAGTCGTTCAGCGGCATGGACCAGACGCTGAACTTCCAGAACATGACCCAACTGTCGGTGCCGGCCACGCTCGGCTTCCAGCGATCGGTGCCGTGGATCATGGACGCGCTGGAACTGCGTGATGCGATGGACGAGGGTCGCCTGGGCGACGCTGCCAAGCAGAAGCTCGCCAGCGACATCAACCTCGCCATCATGGGCGCTGCTGCCAACTTCGGCTCGGTCGCCGTCTGCGTCACGGGTGCTGCCGGTGACTACGACGACGTGGCGCTGTGCGACACGGCGTTCAACGAGATCGGCGTTCAGAACTTCGACCGCTACCTCGCCCTGTCGAGCCGCGACTACAACGGCATGGCTGGCAACCTTGCCATCGCCACCCGTTCGTTCGGCAACCGCATGTCCGAGGATGCGTACCGCCGCGGCTTCGTTGGCACGGTCGCCGGGTTCGAGACGTACAAGTTCGACTACGCCAACCGCATCCGTGCGGTGACCGGCTCGAACACGACCATCGACACCCGTGCGACGGCCAGCAATTACTACGTGCCCGAGGCGACGACCGTCGCGGTGACTGGCGAAACGTCCAACAAGGACAACCGCTTCCAGACCATCACGGTCACGAGCAACGCCGACCTGCGCGCAGGCGACGTCATCCGCATCGACGGTGTGGAGTCGGTCCATCACATCACGAAGGCTTCGACCGGCGTGCTGAAGACCTTCCGCGTCGTCAGCGTCGGTGGCGGCAACACCGTGGTGATCACCCCGCCGATGATCTCGGCCCAGGGTGGTACGGACGCCGAGAAGCAGTACCAGAACTGCTCGATCACCGCCAACGCCTCGGCCACCGTCACGCGCCTGAACACCGCTGCCGCGCCGATCAACTGCTTCTGGCAGAAGGACGCGCTGGAAATTCTGCCGGGTAACTACGCTCCCCCGGCGAATGCTGGTGCGGCGATCATGCGCGCTTCGACTGACCAGGGCATCGAACTGGTGATGCAGAAGCAGTACGACATCAACACGATGAAGACCAAGTACCGCCTCGACTGCCTGTTCGGCGTGGTGAACAAGCAGCCCGAGATGTCGGGCATCCTGCTGTTCGGTCAGTCCACGGCTCAACCCTGATGACGTAGCGGGCCGGTGACCCCGGCCCGCATCGCAACCGCATCTCAAGGAGTTCACACATGTCCTACCAGACCATCGCGGCGCAAGGCACCGCTGTCGTCACGCTGACCGCTAACCAGAAGATCGTCGTCCAGACCCAAGGCGACGCCGAGATCCTGCAGCAAGTCGGCTACCCCAACTACCCGTCGCAGTTGGACCTGCTGAGTGCCCTGACCAACGGCACCTACACCTCGTCCGCCTTCACCAACGGCGCTACCATCGAGATTCGCGCAGGCGCGTTCCCGGTGCTGTACGACGTTGGCACCGATCCTGTCGTCGGTGACAACGGCAACTGGCAACCGCAAGGTGCTCCGGTCGCGCTGGACGCCACCGGCAACCTGACCGCTGCGGCGATGCTCGGCGGTCTGGTGACCTCCGTGACCACTGCTGCCGTGATCGCCACTCCGCCGACCGGCACCGTGCTCGACGCTGCTGCCACCCTGGCCGTGAACGAGAGTTTCGACTTCTCGGTCATCAACACGGGTGCGAGCAACGCCTTCACGATCTCGGTCGGTGGTGGTGTCGCCGGCTGCACGCTGGTCGGCAACATGGTCGTCGCGCTGAGCTCGTCGGGCCGGTTCCGCGTGCGCAAGACCGCTGCGGCGACCTACACGATTTACCGCATCGGCGGCTAACGCCACTGGCAGTCTGAAACGCGGGTGGTGGTTACAAGCTGCCACCCGCGTTTTCACATGAGGAGCGCACTATGCCGTTGAAGAAGGGCTACTCCCAAAAGTCGATCAGCGAGAACATCTCGAAAGAGGTGAATCGTGGCAAGCCGCAGAAGCAGGCTGTCGCCATCGCGCTGAACACCGCCCGCACCGCTGCCACCAAGGCCGGGATGCCGAGCAAAGCACCGAGGAAGCGTTGATGAAGCGCGGCCTGTACTCCAACATCCACGAGAAGCGCGAGCGAATCAAGGAGGGCAGCGGGGAGCGCATGCGCAAGCCCGGTGCCAAGGGTGCTCCGACCGCTAAAGCGTTTCGAGACTCCGCCAAAACCGCCAAGAAGCGATGAACTACCCCACCTTCGTCTACAAGTCCCCTGGCCTGTTCGGCGGTCTGCTGGGCGGCTCGTATCAGTACCGCAGCGTGACCGATGCAGCAGAGCACGAGGCCGCGCTGGTGGACGGCTGGCATGCCACCGCTGACGATGCCATCGTGGCGGCCGGGAAAGAAGCGTTCACCCATGGGGTGAACAAGCGCCAACTCGCCCGGGTGCTCAAGGACAAGCCTTGGGAACGTCTGCCGAAGCCTGCGAAACCTGCTGAAGTGGTTCCCGTGGTCGAACCTGTCGCGCAGGCGACTGCTGATGACGCCCCGCCGACTCGCGCAGAGATCGAAGAACAGGCTACACTTCTGGGTATCAAGTTCGACGGGCGCACTTCCGACAAGCGCCTGCTCGACCGCATCGCAGAGGCGATGAAAGGGGCCTGATCGTGGGCTACAGCAAGCGCCAGTTCCTGACCGCCGCCTTCACCGAAATCGGGATGGCGTCTTACGTCTTCGACCTTCAACCCGAAGACCTGGAATCGGCGCTTCGTCGCCTTGATTCGATGATGGCCGACTGGAACGGCAAAGGCATCCGCCTGGCCTACCCGCTTCCCGGCTCGCCGCAGGACAGCGACCTTGATGCGCAGTCCGAAGTGCCCGACAGTGCCAACGAGGCAATCATCGCTAGCCTGGCGATGCGATTGGCCCCGAGCTACGGCAAGCAGGTGTCGCCGCTGACCCTTGTCGCAGCCAAGACTGGGTACAACACCCTTCTGTCGCGTGCCACGATGCCCTACGAGCAGCAGTTCCCCGGAACGCTGCCTTCCGGTGCTGGCAACAAGCCGTGGCGCGTCTACGATGATCCCTTTGTCCGCCCACCGGTTGACCCGGTGTTGACTGGTCCTGAAGGACCGCTGGAGTTCAACTGATGCCCGCGATCAATCAATACCCGCAACTCAAGGCGGCAGACGGTTCCGATAACGTCAACTTCACGCAAGCTGGTTCAAACGTTGTCACGAGAACCGTGCAGGATAAGCTGCGCGATGTTGTGAGCCCGTTGGACTTCGGTGCGATTGGAAATGGTGTTGCCAACGATGCCGCTGCTCTTGTAGCTGCGATTGCCACAGGCAAAGTAGTTGATGGTGGTGGTTTGACCTACGCTGTGTCGGGGACGGTCACGCTGTCTAGTTCGATTGCGGGCCTGCAGAACATCCGCATCAAGCAGTTGACCCCGACGGCCAGCAACACGCGGACGCTGGTCATTGATGGCGCGTCGGAGTTCTTCCTTCGCGATGTCACGGTCGATCGCGGTGGGTCTGCGGGGTACACGGTCGGCGCCATCGGCTCAAGCGGCGAATGGGCGGGCATTCGCATCAGCAACAGTTCACGCTTCACGCTGGACAACGTCCTGGTGACCAACGGCGGCCGCGGCACGGGCATTGTGTTGTGGGTTTGCACGGACTTTGAGTGCGTGGCATCGGGCGTCACCGAGCACTACTGGCAAGAGGTTAATCCCGCCAGCCCGGTGATCAGTGACGACATCATCCAGCCGTGGTGGGTGAACAACTGCGCCCGATTCACTTTTACTGGGTGCTTCGCCCGCAACATCACTACCGGAGTGCCGGGTAATCCGACTGTCGGCGTTGCGGTCAGTCAAGTAAACCGCTACACGCGATGGGCTTTTAGCGGCAACACGAACTTCGGCCTGACAAACTGCACCAGCAGCGTCATCGA